CCTTACCCTAATCGTTACCCCCGACCTCTGGTCGGTTACCCAATACTTTAATACAATATGTCTGGACGTGGAACCTTCCTAATTAGGCAAGTACAGTTTTTTATTTTTCTTTATTAATTTTAAAAGTGACCAAAAGTCCACTTTCAAAATTAATTTTAAGATATAATTCGCAGTCAGAAAATAAATTTTATGACATTTCGACTAAATTCACAAACACTTGGTTTAACTTATCCACAGTCTAAGCTTGAACATGTCTTTCTTCTCAACTGGCTCCGGAACCTTCACCAGTCCCATTCCATTATTCACATCATCTGTGCAAGAGAACTCCACCAGGACGGGGGAGTCCACTATCACTGCGCCCTCAAGCTTGGAAAACCGTGCAACACTGTCAACGAGCGATTCTGGGATTGTAACGGAGAACATCCCAACATTTTACGACCCAGGAACTACCGACACTGGGTCCTATATTGCAAGAAGGCTGGAGAATTCAGCGAGGAGGGGAGTATTGCAACTGCCAGAGCATGTATTACAATCAGCGAGGAGACGGTTGTGGCCCAGGCCACAGAACTCGGAAGAGTCGACTTCCTCATCTGGGCCGGACTCAACAAGATAACTTATGCTAGGGATATTTGGGATGGTTTACATCAGGATAAAGGATGCACAATAAAGGATGGTGATATTTTTGATGGTGTGATAAGTAGCTGCTTTGATCAGCTACGTTTCACAATGGAGTGGTTAGGTGCCAAGGCTCTAATACTTATTGGTGAATCAGGAGTGGGCAAGACAACGTGGGCCAAGACCCACATTCCCAAGCCTTGTTTGTTTGTAACCCATATTGATGAATTGAAGGGATTCATCAAAGGTTACCATAGATCTATTCTTTTTGATGACGTAAGCTTCAAGCATTATCCTATTCAGGCTCAGATCCATTTGGTAGATTTCTACGATCCTCGCTCTATCCACGTTCGCTACGGAATTGCGTCAATACCAGCTAATACAGTTAAGTTCTTTACGTGCAACGAAGATCCTTTCGATCTCGAACATCCAGCGGTATCGAGACGATGCCGTATTGTTAGAGTTATTGGAGCGGATCTGTCAGGCAATTGACTTTAGTTTTAATAAACTTTTATTTTAAGCAGGTACATCATTTCTCTGAATATCATAACGATGTCCCAGACTTTGGTTTTTGTAGCTAGTCGTAAGATATCCACCGAAACTTCGGTTAATCTCATACGCTATGGCGATATTGTTGTTCGCGTTTACATTGATCATATCTTCCAATGCAAACATCGCACAACGACCAGTTAGGTTGGTCTGATGTCTATTGTCACCAACTCCAAAATTTAGTTTCTTCATAAATTTTAGAAGTGGCATCTCCATGCGGTGTGACACATAATGGTTTTTGATTTCTCCCGGTCCTAAGTGTACCTTTCCATTTTTGGTACAATTCCAAAAATAGGATGCGGGTGGGGGTTCTTTGAACGTAGAACTCATGACAGCAGCTCTGATCGTCATAACTCCAGAGATGTCTATCATTGATCCGAGATTAGCCTCGGGGTGTTTGGGTTTTGGACAACCACCACTAAATTCATATAAATAGCCTTGAATGGGGTTGTTACTCACGTCATCAGACTCTGTACTGTTATTCGCAGCTACCGTACGATTCTGGATTTTAAGCTCCGATCTTGAAAATACAGTAATCTTCTCATGCTCAAGATTCAATTCGGCTTCATGTTGGTAAAATATACCAACATTACCCTCCTCACGATACAACGTGAGTTTCACCGGAACCAACACATTTAGAGAACTAGTGCCAGCAGATCCCCACGAACCATTCATATACGCTGATATTTCATTTAAAAAATCAGGCCATTCCGGTGTAGTGCCAGCAGATTTGTCTCCAACTATGGAGAATATACTACTATTGGTGGTAGTTGTGAACGTTATAGAACTGAAAGCATTGGTTTCAGTATTGTGTCGTTGTAGCCTAATACGCCACAGGTTATTGACATTGTCATCTGCAAAACTAGGGAGTGTAGATTTAACATCTTTACAAACCCAATTAGTTTTGCTGAATAATTTCTTCAACAAGATTTGACAGATTAATTCAACAATTTGGTATCCACTATAGGCAGTGTGACCAATGTACACACAATCGGGATCTCCCACAAGACCTCTAACTTCGGTCGTGTGAACAAATCCCTTTTCCCGATAAGGGGAATTCTTAGTACGTCTTTTGGCTCGGAACTTCCCAGCATACTTTCCAGTGGTATTATACCTCCGAACTCTCGCCATTAATCTGGCTCGCTTCGGAGGTGATTCAGTTGGGGCAGAGCGTTTAGCTACCTGACGACTAGGTGTTGCTCTTTTCGCTGATTGTTGACGGCCTGACAGGGCTCCACGAACGGCTTGATAACCATCATAAGCAGCACCAGCGAGAGCTAACGCTGGAACTGCTCTTCTGGCAACCGTTCCAGCAACTCTAGCAATTCGACCTGCACGTATAGCCCAAGGACTAACTCCTGGATATGGATTATAACTACGGCCAGGTCTATATCTTTGCATTTTCTTACGCAGAGCGTTTGTAAACAAACTTACACTCTGCTTTTATATTGTATGCAAATTTTATTTTTATACGCAGCGCGGGGGCAATAGTAATATTAAACGGCTTAAAAGCCTAATTTTTATTGCCCTTCGCGATTGGCTCTACCGAGCCGCAACTTCGTTGGAGACCTCCCGGTCGGGTATCGTTCTAGTATGGTATTCACACTATACCCAATACCCTCAGGTCCTTACCCTAATCGTTACCCCCGACCTCTGGTCGGTTACCCAATACTTTAATACAATATGTCTGGACGTGGAACCTTCCTAATTAGGCAAGTACAGTTTTTTATTTTTCTTTATTAATTTT